GTTGTGTCTTTACTTGGATATATTCTATAAATCATTTTCTACCTCTTAAAATAATGATACCACACGGCCTTTGATGTCTACATCGGGATACTTCACTTCAAAACACGTTGGGTCTTTTGGTGGATACACGATACCATCACGAGTTGCGTTTTGGATGTTATATTTGTTTGATGAGTAATTACCACCATACTTGTTTACTATTTGTAATCCACCCAATCCTTCTTTATCAGGTCTTACTACTGATTGAACTCCATCGACACCATCTAATAACACATACACATCAGTAAGTTGGATTGGTTTGTTGATTCCCATCCTATCAATATCAAAGAACTTTTTAAGTGCATCGATACATTTTAATAGAACCTCATTCGAGTTGTAGTTTGGAAGAACAATAATTTCAAAGTCAATACCAATGTTTACCACATATGCATTCTTAATGTTTACGGCATCGGTTAGAATGCGATAATACGATAGGTAGTTTTGTAGGTTTTGTTTTGTTGCAGGATTTAGTTGAGTCAATTTCTTATTAGAGTCATACCCTAATGTATAGAAGTTGATGGCTAATGGGTTTGGAATTGGGTCTATACCATCATCCAATAATGTATTGATTTGGAAGTCAGGTGCAACATATGCTTTTGCTACCGACCCAAATTGTGGTGGTAATGCGTATGCTCTCAACAAGTAATCTTCACGAGTCACTGCTCTATTTTGTGCTCTGAAATATGCTATTGCATTATTACGAACTTCTTCAATCTCTTCTTCATATGCACCACCACCTGCTGCTACTTCGTTAGTGACTGCGATTGAATTTTGTACAACATTAACAACATCACTTACCAATGCTGAAGTGTCGGTTTCAATTACACGTTCTACCAATTCAGTAAGGTCTGAGGATTGTACGTTGTCATCCACACCATTACCAACTCTATACTTAACAGTTAAAGTTGTATTTGATGGAGCAACTCCATAGGTCTTAGCATACATAAAGTTAGATGGGTCGATACCTTGGTCAAGGTCACCACTTGCTGGATATAATGCTGAACCAACATTATCTGGATTTGGTAGAATCTCTTCATCAGCATTCGATGATACACCTGCACCAAATTGAATATCAATCTCACCCTCATCAGTAATACGAGTTATGTATCTTTTAGGAACTCTTTTTAGTTTGAGTAAAGCAGGAGTCTCATTAGCATAACCCGACATAGCGATTGAGTAGTCGGTTGTATTTGGTAGTTCTTCAAACACAGTATCCTGTGCTAAGTACTCCACCTTAGTCCACTCATCACCATCATCATCTATGATTTCTATAACATCAATCAAACCTTCATCATCAGATAATCGTATCTTGTCGTATGGTTTTGGTGATTCGAAATCAAAGGTTACTTCTTTCTCTTTACCACTAACTGCTTTTACATATTTTTTGAGTAGGTAATATACTGGCTCATCAGTAGTCTCATCGATTTGGTAAACCGATACTTCGGTTGGGTCGAATGATGATGAAAACCCAAATCTTACTTTATTTATGGTGGTGAATTCAACATCTGAGTTTGTTGATGACCCAACTACCATGCCTTCTTTTAAAGTGAGTGCGTAATCAAAGTTTGGTCTTACGTTATCACCACTCCCCTGAGCAGGAACTAATTGATAGACTGTTAGGGTTGTTGTAGCAGGAACGTATAACTTTGGTTTGTATCCAAATGATTGTGCTATTGTAAATACATTTGATGTTTCTTGTGCTTCTTCTAAGATGGATTCTCTTAACTGAACATCGGTGTAGTATGATAATACATCACCAACGTATGAAGCCATTTCCATAAACATCATACCTGGAGATGACTCATTAAAGTCATTGTAGGTATTTGGGAAATAGTTTTTAGTAAAGTCAATTAGGTTCTTACGGATATCACCGAAATCCCTACCAACTAAGTTTACATCTTTTTTTACTTTATCTGCCATCTTCTATCCTCAGACAATAGAAACATTACCTTGTTCGGTAACGAGTATTGTTATTTGTGTATTTGCACCATTTTCGGTAACTCTAACTCTCAATGTGATTGATACTTTGTTATTATCTTCTTCAGTATCAACACTCACATCATCTACTATAATGTAAGGTAACCAAAATCTAATATCATCTCTGATTGAGTCTTCTAACTCCGTATTTAGATTTTCTGTTATTTGTTCAAATAGTAATGAGAAAATGTCTGAACCAAATAATGGTTGAAATGGTCTCTCACCCTTACGAGTCAATAATAAGTTTTTGAGATTGGATAATGCTTGGTCTTCGGTAGTATAAGACAATTGAAATATAGGGTCACCACCTAATGGTAACTTTACACCAATAGCCTTGTTTGGTTTAAGGTCTAATGGATTTCTCTTATACTCTTTACGAATTGGCATTATTTACCCTTCTTATCATTCATATGTTTCATCAACTTAGAATAGTCACGTGTTAGTGCATTTACCACTGCTTGACCTGCTTCAGTTTGTTGTAGTTGCTCAGTAGATACGGCACGACCTTCTGCTGTTTGTAAAACTTGTGGTTGCTGATTCATCATGCCACCACCAAATGCTTGTGCTTGTGATGAGTTAAACATACCACCACCAACTCCGTTTGAGTTGATACTTCTCCACTCACCACCTTGAGCAGTTTCATTTAACATTTCATTCAACATAGAATTGTTAGTAAATGATTTAGCAGGTTGAGTTGGTTGTTGAGTTCTTTGTTCAAAAACGTGCTCAATATCCAATGGGTCTCTTTCCACCACTTGTGGTTGAGATTTTTTCATTTCGTTCATAAGAGATTTACGAAGTGCTTTCTTTTCTTTAGCCACTTCCTTCCTAACCTCTTCTTTAATAATGAGTTGAATTGCTTTGATTAGTTTCTTTGTATCCATAGTTATAAATATTATCTAAGTATAATTATTGTTTCATTAATGTTAACTGAGTTTTGACTTGTGTAATTGTCGATAACAATTGAGGTCCTGCAGTAGCAAGACTTGGAACTGGGAAAGGTCCTGCAGTAGCTGCAGTTATAGCAGGTGCTAATTGTAATAGTGCATCAGTTATCGATTCCAACTGACTGAATATCACATCCATATCGGCTTTCCAATTTGGAGTTGATACATTTACCGACTTGTCACCACTAATTAAAACTGAGTCTGACTTTGAGTTCAATACGATTCGGTCAGAGTTCAATACGATTTGTGGATTCTTATATAAGTTAGTGGGTGTTACTCCAAGTGTAAATGAGTTGGATGGGGTTAGTCCAATAGTTTGTTTAGACCCTAACCAAATTGATGAGTCATCTTTATTGATATCTTCTATCACAAATTTATTATATCCACGTGATTCACCAGCACCATTTCTAATTATAGTAATTGGTGACTTAGGGTCAGTTGATTTCCAAGATGGCTCAGTAACAACACCTTTGATTCGATTGTCACTACCCTTAGTCCCCTGTGGTGTGTATCCAAATCTTATAGACTGCCCAAACCTACCCTCGTGAATTACATCACCAATGAATGGTTGTAATTGTGATAAGTTACTCACCTCTTCAAATCCAATACCCAAATCGTTTGGACTATCAGTTGATGATTGTGCTGGTATACCATTTGATACTTGACCAAAGTTTGGTACTGAACTACCCTCTGCTTTGGTTAACTTTGGTAGAGCATTATGGTTTACATTGTTTTGTATACCAACCGTTGATAGATAATAATTCTTTGTAGAGTTAGAAGCACCTGATGCTTCATCTGAATTACCTACCAATACATACACTTGTTCACCAATCACGGGTATCTTCCGTGAGTTGGTGTCCAAGGGTGTGCATCTTAATAAATTTTTAGAACCTCTATCTCTTAGGGATACGGTTATAGAATTAAAGTTTTCGTAGGTATCATCCGAAAGATATACCCCAACTACTGTTCCTAACTTCATTCATCATCTCCATCTTCTTTAGGGATGTCTTTCTCTACCTCATCGATAGCATCCATCAGTTGGCGCTTCTCTTCATCACTTAGGATTAGACCACCCGACTCTCCACTATTACTATCCTTCATCATTCGTTGAACGATTGCAGCAAGTTTGATTAATGCATCATCGTTCTTTACTGAGATGTCTAAGTATTCTTTAATAAGGGGAACGACCACAGCAGCATCGTTGAGGTTCTTGACCATAGGTTCAAGTTGTGCAATCAACAATTTAATTTGTCGGTCTTTCTTTTTTTGGTTCGAGTATATATCGGACATTATATCCGAGAAACTTTTACCTTTAAATAATTCACTATCCTTATCCATTAAATTCCTCCACTCGGTGAGTTATTGGTAGAACATCACCCATCATATAGTCAAGGTATAGTTCTCTATAAATTAATTTCATTTTACCAACCACCTTTGTGATGTATTGAGTCTGAACACCAGTCCTCTCTCTAATAAGTATGTAGAGTGCCTTTTTGTTGTATGAGTAAAGGTTATCTCTTGTTCTGAATAATTCAGTTAAGGAGTCAGCAATTTTTCTATCTCTATCTTTGTTGAATAACATAAACACATTGTAGTCCATATAACGAACGTAGTAGTCCATAAAGTCTTTCAATGCTTCTTGTTGTTTTAGGTCGTATACTTCGTTGATGATATTACGAGATGAATCAATCACTTCGATGCCGTCTCGTGCCTTCATACGTTCGTAGTTCTTATTGTTCTCGTTAAACAAATAGTTACGTGCGATTACGGTGAAGTATGAGAATGCTCTACCATTATCACCATTGAACTTATGAATCTTTTCATTTAGGAATGCAACTACATTTGCTTTTACATCCTCATATGGAACTTCAAAGTAGTAAGTCTTGTATGTATGGATTACATTTTCAGAAAGTTTATCGAATGGGTAGTGAATAAATCTATTGTAGATTTTATTCTTCATTCGTTGGTCATCACAATTATTATATGCGTTAATTGCAATCTCGGTAATTTTAGTAAAATACCTTTTATTCTTCCTCTTGCGTCCCATAGTATTTTTCTAAATCTTCGATTACTTCATATAAATTTTTAAAGATATACCCAGTCTCATCATCTGCTTCAAACGAACCTAACTTATCTATATCCTTCATCCGTGCCATAGACTCATCTACTTTCTTGGCAATTTCTGCTATTAATTCCTCCTGCTCTACAACCACATCTTCGTGTGCTTCATTCTTACGAAGAAGGTTTATTGTGGTATACAAAAACACAATAGTGGTTATTGATAATATAATAATTGTAACAATCATCTTAATCCTCTATAATTCCTTTAAATGCATCAAATACACTCGTGGGTTTAACATCGTTGTTAGCAAAGGTCTCAGTCAAGTTACCTTTAGCAGGTCTACCAGTAGATGGTTTACGAGTTGATTTAACTGGATTCATTTCTTTACTCCATCGTTGGAACTCGAATGTACAAGCATTTAAATCTGCTTGATGCATGATGTGTGGTAGTGGTGTCTTTAACTTCTGACCTGCAAATGTTTTAGTAAGATACTCGTTGTTACTATCATCATAAAGACCATCGGTAAGTTTCATACTAATCCATTCTTCCTCAGTACACTTAACACCAAAGTAGTTTAACAAATAGAAAGTTCTATCGTTAGTATTCATCCAATGAATGTCTGGGTTTGTTTTGTAAATCTTACCTTGATTCTTAACGTGCCATTCAGAGTCGTTCTTGATATAGAAGTCTTCATCAACATTACCTAACTTACCAAGGTCGTGGTGTAGTGCCGTAAAGATTACAGTCTCTTTACTTAAATCTTCTAAGTCAATCCCTAAGTCTTTGTGGTGTTCGTAAGTCTTAACTGCGTTACGAGTCACACGAAGAACGTGGTCAATGTATCCACCAGGAAATGCATTATGGAAATGCTCAAACGATGAGGCAGGTGTATATAAGATACGGTCCTCAAAGTGGTCATACATTTTATTTAGGGATTCCAATCGGTCACCACTAAATGTTTGATTGATTAGTTTACGAAACTTCTCGTAGTTCCCTACAAGTTCTTCTGCTGTAAAAAAGTCTAACATATTAAATTACTTTATCTATAATTCCCAATTCTAATGCTTTATCTGCTGACATAAAATAGTCTGAAGATGAGATGTCCTCCCAATACTCTTTATCCATCTTTGAGTAATCTGCCATCAATTGATTACAATCATCCTCTAATTGTTCTGAGAACTTTGCGTTTGACTTGATGTCACTCAACTTACCCACTACAACAGTAGATAATTGGTGGACCATAATCTTAGAGTGTTTACTTGCAGCTCTAACTCCAGTTCCACAAGTCAATAGCAAGGCAGCTGCCGACATTGCAGCTCCACGAACAATAATGTTGAACGTAATACCTTGTTCTTTTTGTGATTGGATAAAATCGATTAAAGCAAGAGTCTCGATAACATCACCACCTGGTGAGTTAAGTAAGATATTGATTGATGAGATATCACCATTAATTTTCTTGAGTAGTCGAACCTTTGATACGATATCAAAAGTTAACCCCGAAGTGATTTCATCTTGGATTAAGATTACGTTATCAGTAGTATCGATACCATAATCAAACTCTCTATAATAATTTAATTGAGTGTCTTCTTTATCAGACTCACTATACCCTACTTTATATTTACCAGTGCTTGTAGCACCATCATACAATTCATCCATTGTTTATAACTTGTTTATTTGTATACAATATACAAAAAATAATCGAGTAATCCAAATTTACTTATTACGAACTCCACGCTGAACTGCCATATAGGTGTGTTTAGGTTTGGGTTGTTTTTTCTTTTTAGGAGTTTCGCCGTATAAGTCCTTTGCTTCTTCATCAGTAGGTATAAACTCTACTTCTTCTTTTTCTTTTTTGACTTCTTCAGGAGTTTCTTGAACCTCTTCGTTTCTTTCTTCTCCCACTTCATTTGTAGGTATTGGTATCGATTCGCCATTGTCCTCATCTGAGGTATCATCACTAATGGTATCCCCAAGGTCGTTATTAGTAAAAGTGAGCACATTAAGATTATTTCCATCTTCATCCTTTTTAGTTAGTTTATTTAATGCAATTACCATTGAGATTGCGAGTGGGTCAAACACAAATACAATTAATAGTGTAAACCAATTCACAATAGTCGCCATAGATTTGCCTGTGATTTCAGACATATATCTTAAAGGACCAACCTCTGCCGCAACTTCATTGTTGGATTCCAAATCTAATATTTGTAAGTCGAGAGAGGTTATGGAATCCGTTAACACCTCAATCTTCTTTGATACCCCATCTCTTGATTCAACTGCTGAGGTCAATTGTCTTTCCAATGCCTTACGTTGAGATGATGAGGTTGTTGTTATAATCTGACCAGTCTCTTTATCACGATACTGAACTTGGTTATTAGATAATCCATTTCGTAGGTCGGTGATAGATTCTGATAGTTGTTTCTTTTCTATATTAAAGTAATCCAATTGTTCTTGGAATCTTTGTTTCTTTAAGTCAATCACTTGGACTTGCTTATCCATTACTCCTAATTGGTCAGCAGTCTTTTGATATGCTGATGTTAGGAATCCATAGATACCGGCCGATGTAATCACCATTAGAATACCAACTGCAATAGTAAGATACCATTTCATCCACCCAGCAGTCTTCCAATTATTATGTAGGTATGATGCTATGATAAGTTTACTAAACTCCAATGAAGATGCCATTACGATTACCTCAAATCGTGCTCCAGCAAACAATGAACTCAATCCAAATACGGAGTAGTATGCTGCAGAACCAGCAAGTGCTAAGGTACTAATTGACATCAGTAAGATGAACCAATTCTTTCTATTTAAAAATTTTTTCATTTTTTTTTCCAAAATCTATGTTTACTAACTTCACAACTTGTATTTATTTCCAAACATTATTGTTTAAAGCTAATAAGCTAATAAGTTTAGAACTTGTCAGTTCATAAACATAAATATAGAAAAATAAGTTTATAAAACATTTCTATTAAGCTAATCCCCTTCCTGTGTCTAATTGTGTTTTCCAAAATTTGAAAAGTAGTTTAACACAGTCAGTTCCTTCATCTTAGCCTCCACCTCAATATCCAAAGAGTGACCATAGGTGTTAATCTCAGAATAGATGTAATCAGAATGAGCTTGTGCTTTTACACCCTCTTCTTCTATTTGTCTTGACTCAGAGTAATGAACCAATGGTTTGTAGTCACCCCAAGTTGACATAGCAAGTTCCAATGCTTCTTGCTCCGATAACCCACCAGTGTTGAACTTGTGGTGGTGATAGTCAAACGTAATTGGAATACCAATATGTTCGTGTAGATACATAAGGTCTTTGACTGAATACATACTTGCCTTATCATCATTCTCAACAACCAATCGTGATTGAACTGACTCAGGCAGTCGTTTGAAGTTCTTGATGAATCTATCCATCGCAGCTTTTTTATCACCATAGACACCATTGCAATGAATGTTGATTGGGTTTTGGTAACTACGTTCCAATCCCATAAGGTCAAATATCTCTCCGTGAATGGAAAGGTCTCTGATAGTATTGTCTACCACTCGGTCATTAGGTGATACTAAAACATTGAATGGACCAGGGTGAGATGTGATACGTTGACCATACGACTTAGTAAGAGCACCTGCACCCTTGAGTACATTAGCAAACTTTTCATAATCCTTCATATCAGACAATTGAAACTCACTTGCCCACGGAACTAAATCAGAGGACATACGGAACAATTTAAATCCGTTGGTATGATTCCACTTAATAATCTTTACAAGGTCTCTAACGTTCTCTAAAGCAAGTTCTGAAGACCTATCGACACCCTCCTTTAAGAATGTTCGTTTAATCATACTACGATTGGTGGTAATCTTGTCCTTTCGTAGGGTCATATTGATACAGCAATATCCGAGGTTTGTCATAGTGTTTTTCTTTTACTATATAAAAGTACAAAAAAAAGGGGACTTTTACAAGCCCCCTTTGTTAAGTTTATGTTAATTCTTCAAAGTCTATATTTGGAATCTCTTCACAAAAATAGTAATAACCATCTCTCTTCAATACCGTGTCAACACCGAGGTGGTCTTTCCAAGTTTCAATTATCGGATTATGGTCAGCACGAATCTTTCTGACCACGATGAACAACTTATTATTAAACGTAACTTTTTGAGACCTGAAGAATCTAAACATCTTACTTAACTTTTACTGTAATTGATTTTGCTCTTCGGTCCTCATACTTAGGGATAGTAATGGTTAGCAATCCATCTTTAGCAATTGCCGAAGTTTCGTTGATATCAAATGCATCGTGGATTTTGTATCTCTTGTGGAACTTACGATGTTCTTTCTCTGCCTTAATTTCCAACATTCGGTCTTCTACTAAAACCTCAATGTCTTTATTAGACAAACCAGGAACTTCAAACTCCATAGTTAATACATCATCCTTTAGGAAAGCAGTGTTGGCAGATAAACCGGACTCAGTTCCCCATTCACCTAACATAAAGTCAGATACCAAAGTGTTAAATTGATTAAATGTCATAATATATCCTTTTGTTAAATTATTAATGTGTTATTAATATAACAATAGACATACCATTTGTATTTTTTATGACACGTTGTCAGTTTACCGAGAATGGTGATGACATCCCTACATATTTGTAGTAATGTGTGTCACCCCTGACCTTATCGGGTACGATAATATACCCATCCATTTTAAACATCCCAATAGTCTTCTTTAAGATTTCCTTATTGGAGCACGTTATAAGAAAGTGAGTATCAGTAATGACCACATCGATGCTTGTAGCAGATGGACCACCATCTTCCTCATCATCAAAGTCTAATTCAAACTCGGTGATTTCATCATCATCTAAGTTGAAGTAGTCATACATATACTCTAACTTTGCAATATCACCCAACGACATAAAGAAGTTGTATTCGGACTCATCCCAAATCCAATCACCGTAATCTTCCATACGAACTCCTCCTTTATAATAAGTATCTATCGTATTGACTTATGTATCTCGTTAAGTAATGATAATGCTTCTTTATTTAAGTATTCACCCTCCTTAACGGACTCAATACATATCTCAGTAAAAATCTTACCAAACTTATCATTCAAACTAAAATATAGTTTGTTTAATCGAGTTATCATCTCCTCAGTATATGAGGAACGCACCTCACCAGTTGGGTTGGTAACCGATATCAATAATTTAACTTTGTTTTTTGCGATAGTGAAGTAGGGGTCTCTTCGTTCAACTAAGATTGAAGAAACCCCATCATCTAAAAATGATGCTAACTCATTATCAAATGATTCACCTTTTTCAAGGATTCGAGATATGATGTCCTTATCCAAGTTCTACTATTGTAGAGTTCCAACACGATAACGTTGCTGGGTAGATGAGATGGCAGTATCAAGAGTAGTAATAATCTTAACTGCTTCAGCTTTAGTCAATTCAATTTGATGGTTACCAATCATAAGCACTCCCATCTCCATTGAATTTCTCATAGGGAAGTCTTCGGGTTTCAAGTCAGGATTAAATCCAAAGTCAATAGAAGTATAGTTCTTCCCATATGCCTTTGCCTGTCTTTCTACCTCACTTTCCGTAACTGCGTAAGAATGGTTTACAGTCCCACTCCACTTTTTGTTGTGTTTTTTCATATCTAAATGATTTATGATTCAAGTATAAATAGTTTACACAACCTTAATGAAATTACTTCTTACGATTTCTACGTGAAATTCTATCAAACTTTTTCTCATTAAAATCCAACCCAGTTTTATCTGGATGTGTTCTTCTTAGGTTTTGTTCTAACTTAGCAGATTCGTTTGCCCAGTACCAAGCCATTTGAACCGACTCTTGTGCTGGAATCATAAACTCATCACCAATTGCTGAACCCATACCATCGGCAACATAATATTTACCATTGGAATTCATTTGGGTTTTAGCATTTGGGTATTTCTTTAGAACTCTACGTTTGAGAGATTTGAATTTCTTTGTATCAATTACCATTCTTTAATTGTTTAGAAAGCCCACGATGTATGTGGTATGAACTTAATTCTTTATTTACGGAACAACGTTCAAGTGTCTTGCCGTTTTCTAACTCGACTGAATAAACCAAACCTTTCTTTAGTTTGATTTTTTGTGTAACGACACCCACTCGGTAGGTGCCGTTCACATTTACAATTACACTATCTCCTGCTTCGTATATCATTCGATAATACTAATAATTTTAGTATCAGTAACAGCAGTCACCTCATACTCTAAGTTACTTCCTTCAAAGTCAGCAACAATTTTTGCTTCTGCATCGGTAACCGATACTGCATTCACAACGTATTGTTCCGTTACTTTCTTAACTCTTCCTTTGTCATCTTCGTGATGAACCTTTACTTTAGCAATGTAATAAGCCATAGTTTCTATTATTTAGATTGATTATAATTAGTGTTTAACATATCAAATAGTTGAATCTCATCAACCAATTTGTATTCTCCGTTCGGACTTCCCCAATGGTAGTCTTGAAAAATAGTGTGGTAGAAACTAACGAACTCCTCACCATTGTGTTGTCTTCCTGCTGGGATAACAATGAACTCAAAGTTATCCGATTGGTCAATGAATCTAATTGAGTCATCAACTCCAGTTACCCTAAATAGGTCGGGTGAATATTTAATATCCATAATGTTATTTGATTGTTCCTCGATTTGATTTCCTGCGAAGTTAATCAATTCATTAACCTCTAACCCTTGTTCAGTTGCTTGGTAAGCAAGTTTACCATCTTCACGCACCACCATTTGAATGAGACCCTTCTCAGACAATTCATCTAAAGCCATATCGACCTCATCTTTTTGGTAGTCATCCAATGCCAACTTTAGTATGTCAGCAAGTAGGTCATTATCATTTGCACTTTGTAGATGCTCACGTAGGTAATGTAAATATCTTTCAACATCCTCAATCAGCATCAAATGAAAGAAGTCATCCTTATACAACTCCTTACGGATTTCTGAGAACATTTCCTCAAACTCATTATCACTTTCCCAACTCATATTCTCTTACTATTGTTTCGAAGTATGTCTTAGATTCAGCATCACCAAACAATACATCTGCGTTTATATACTTTTTAACTACTGACTCAACTCCAAAGTCGTACACCATATTCTGAAGTGTAATCTTATTGGGTAATATTCTTTTATTGAATCCCATCCTCATTTAATTTATCAACAATGTGTTGAGTTGCTTTAGTACTATACTCGTTAGCCATCTTCTTTAAATTCTCGTGGTGTGAGTCTGAGACTTTATCACCTCGATTTGCAGCATCGATGTATGCATACTTCTTTAACAAGTGACCTGGTAATGGTCTACTAAATTGTTTTAAGTATTCTGCCTTACTATCTATATACTCAAAGAATGCATCTTCGGATAGGTTAGATAGTTGTTCTTCAGTTAATTCATTATTAGGGTCGTAAATCATCTCTACAAATATACAAATTAATTTTTAAATATCCAAACCTTCTCTACGCATTTTTTCTTGACAATAATAATCATAGAGTTCTTCGAGGTCCATTGCTTCTTCAGTCATCATCGTGTCCCAAAGACAAAACCCAAACTCTTCTCGTAGTTCATTCTTCAGAGACCATAACATCTTTTGCTCATCGTTAAATGCTTCTTCATCAAGTTTCAAAGCACGAACGTTCTTCATCTTTGCTTTCCATCTGGCAGCTGAATAGTCACCAGTCTCATCTAACGTTTTTTGGAATAGGGAGGAGTACTCTTTACGAGCCTCCTCCGCTTCCTTGTAATAATGAGAGTAATCAAAGTCCCCATTTTGAATCTTGTCAAACAAGTGAGCGCTTTGGGGCAAGCGTTTCTTTTTACCTTTGGTGTACCATTTGAACGGATTAAATCCCATAGTTAATTTTAATTTAGTTGGAAGGGAGGGATTCGAACCCCCGTACTCTTATGAGAACTGATTTACAGTCAGTCGCCTTTAACCACTCGGCCACCTTCCATTAGGGACACCCTAACCCTTAGAAAGGGTTAGAGATGTCTTCAGTTTCAACGTTGAACAAATCTTCATTCTCTGGTGTTTGACCCAAGAACTTTTGAACGTATTGTTTCATATAAGTTCTTTCAGAATCAGCACCACCATCTTTATCGAAGAGAGGGTAGACCGTAATCTCAGCAGCCTCTTCAAGTGAGAACCCATCGTAGAGTAGAGAACCAATCTCAACTGCAGTACGAGTTGAAAGTGCGTTGGTCAACTTTGGTGACTCGGACAACAACTCAGAACGAGTCATTGAAGTAATCTCAGCAACTGACTTGAGAGTGTCAAGTTCAACTGAAGGATACATCATTTGAAGAAGTGAAGTCTCTTCATCCATAGTCAAGGTATCCATTTCGATAATCATAAATCGGTCAAGGATTGCACGGTCAAGTGCACGAGTCGCAGTGTACTCATTACCAATGTTGGCAGAGGCAATGAAGGAAACACCTTCAGCAACCTTTACAACCGGAGCATCGGCAGCTTCATCCAATCGTAGGTATCGTTGACCTTGGTCAAGTACCGTCATTAGGATGTTGTGTGCTTCGGGGTGAGCACGTGTCAACTCATCCAACACGACAACCGTGTTTGGTGTTTGAATTGCTTTCACGAACGGACTTGCATTGAAGACCGTACCCTTCTTAGATTCGAACTGAGTGTTCCCAATCAGAGTGGTTCGTGGGTCTTGAGTTGCACCCAAGTTAATTACGAATGTATTGTAACCCTCAATCGAATTGGCAGCAGCCTTGGCAGCCATAGTCTTACCACACCCAGCAGGTCCAGTCATCATAATGTTCTTACCACGAATGATGTTACGAATCAAATACTTCCACTTGAGTGGGTTCATAAACAACATCTGAGGTTTCAACCCACTTGCATCCTCGTGGATAAACTTGAGGACATCATCTGGCATCTCAACTGATGTAGGAGTAACTTGTGGAGTCACTTCATACTTCATAGACATCAACCCACCATTAGGGGCAGTGAAATTACCGACTGGTTCTGGATTAGACTCAATCTTATCAGAGGGGACACGTGTATGACCGATTGTACCGGACTTTAGTGTTCCTACCACACGAACCTTCCAACCCCACTTAGATGGGTTGTTAGCGGCCGCTCTGGCACGTTTGTAAAGAGAAGAACCCTTCTCGTTAAGTTCCTCGATGAGGAAGTTGACTCCTTCAGAGTCTTGGAACATTAGTTGATTGTCCACCTCGACAATCTTACCGAAAACTGATTTTTGTGCTTTCATAAACATCAATTATTATTACTCATTATTACTTTGTAAATGTAAGGAATATATTTGGAACATCCAAACCTTTAGTGTTAAAGAATTGTTAAAGTTTGGATTAACCTTTTTTAACAAGTTCACCCAACTTAATACCTAACTCCATATATTTCTCAATGGCGTTGATAGGTTGACACTCGATGACACGAGTTAACATTCCGTTGTTGCGAATTGAAATTGAACTTCCTTGAAGTTGAATCTCGTAATTTCCAATCTTGTTTTTCATAACTTTTATCTCTCTCATTATTACATAGTAAATATAGTGAAAAAAGGGGACTCTACCAAGTCCCCAATGTTAAGAAATTGTTAAACTTTAACTTCGAACTTTTTGTTCAATGTCTTAGCCAACTGAGCAACACTCTTCACATCGATGAACTCAGAATCCTTACCATACATTTCACGGAAACCATCACTACCATATCCATCACCCCAATCTGAGATGAAGTAAGAAAGAACGTTAACACCTGCTTTCTTAATCTTCTTAATTTGGTCAGCAGTGTGTTGGCGAGCAGCAACACCACCATAGTTAATCTGACTGTTGTCAAAGCCAGGGAAACCATCTGAGAAGTTGATGAGGTACGTATCAGTACCATTTGAAGTCTTAGTAATCTCATTCAACACAGCCTCGTAACATAACCCCTCTGGTGTAGTTCCATCAGATTGGATGTACTTGAATAATTGTTGAATCTTAGAGAACTTATCTTTGCGACTATCGTAAGCAATCAACATCAGAGGTTGAACACTCGACCAATTGTGTCGGTTGTAGTAGACACCACGATATGAGATAACCACATCAATATTTTCAGTCATCGAAGCGGCCTTGGCAATTGCGACTGCAGCAGTTTGGGTATTGTTCCACTTATTACCATTCATAGATGAACTTGCATCAATTGAGATGTGTAGTAGAACTGGTGTTGATTTGTTAATCAAAGTTTGTTCGAAGATATCGAAGTTACCAAACCCAATCTCGTGAATCATACGACCACTCAACTTACCACTCTTCATACGTGGGGTAGTAAGGACACGTTCTTCATTACGAGTCTTTAGCTTCTTACCAAGTAACGTACCCAACTGAATACCTTTCTTGACATTATCATTCAGTCGTTCAACGGACCATTGTGAGTCAGACAACATCCCAATCATACCGGACGCAACCAACCCCTTGGTGAGGTTATTGATAATGTAGGTCTGAACTCCATTCGAGCCAGTCGACCAATTGTTTCTATTGAAACCCTTACCAGTGACCTCAGTCTTGATATCAGCTTTGTCTAATTGTTCAATCTTAGTCTTATCACCTTGAGATACCTTCTTCTTTTTGATATCACCCTCTTGGAAGTCTTTTTGTTTTTGGATTGCATTGTCCAACATCTTCTTTTGACGGTCTGAGAGTGGTTCGTAATGACCACCTGCTCCGTGTGGGTTAGCACTTGCACCACATTGTTCACCACCATATACATCAGTAGTCTCATCACTCTCTTCACCCTCATCGGAGTCACTTGGAGAGGAGTCACCTTTACCACTTGCATTCATACCACTACCACCAGTTGGTTGGTTCTCAGTATCGCCAGTCATTGGTGAGTTACCATTGGTCTCACCTTCTTGAGGTTCACCCTCACCATTGGATGATGATGGGGATTGACCATTTGACTCCAATTGTTTTTCAACAATCATAAGAATCTCACCAGCAACCTCAAGTGCGTCCCACGATGTTTTGAGTCGAGAGATGTTACGTAGGTTAAGTACGTTCCAAATCTCACGAAGACCTTTAAGAGCATCGAGGTCACGATTCTCATTAGTCAAGTTGATGATACGGAACATATACGAGTCCCAATCCTCAGTACGATACTCAGCCGATTGGAGACCTTTATCAACCACCTTAGAGTGGAAGTATTTATCATACATAGACTCATAGTAACCACGATAGCCAGGAGCCGTAGTGTAAATGTGGTTATCGATTCTTCGGTCCTCAACGTAGTTAAGAAGTGACTTGAGGTTATTACTCAAGTGATTTTGTAACTCATAGTCTTCAACATAACCATACTTATTCATCAACCAAGGTGCGTCAATCGTAGATGGTAGGTAACCATTTCTCATTTTAGTTAGAGTTTCAAAATCGGTCAAAGCAATGTGAGACCCTTCGTGAAGAGCAAGACCAACAACTGGGTCGAACTCTTTGTCATCTAACTTAGCTGAGATAACAACTTCTTTACCATCAGTATAAGAGTCATCACCACGTGAGTCAAATGTCACGGGAATACTTTGGCCAGTTACGATGGAAACGAAGTTACGGATACTACGTTTGTAGGCCATCAACTTCATTAGGTCATTTGACTTCTTTTCAACCGTAGATAGGTTGTCATCACTATCTTCAAAGATTGAAGAGTCAAGCCAGAACGATGAATAATTCATTTGTTTTTTCATAATATGTATCTCAATGATTACTTTACTAAAGTAGTGAAAATAACGGACTTATCCAAACTCTTAATGTTAAGAATTTGTTAAATCTTTTTTGTGCTTTTCTTTACGGGAATAAGTCTTCTTGGACCTATGGGTCTTCTGAGTGGTCTTCTTACCGATGTGGTGACTGGCTTCGCCAGCAGACCAACCTCCGTTGAAGTCTAATTCTTCTTGATATGTCTTTTTATTCTTTCCCATTATTGATATATACAAATGTAATGAAAAAGTTGGAGACTACCAAATACTAAATGTTAATTAAATGTTAAATTTAGAACGGACTCTATCCGAGATAGGTATTGAATCTCCGTTCTCATCTATCCTAACGAACGTTATATTGGTGGATAGAATTACATTCTGCTGACCAGAATATACATTATGTGCTCTTGCTTCTAAATATACAATGATTGAAGTGTTACCTATCGAAGAAACATCACCATATATTTTAAGGAGCTGACCTTCTTTAGCAGGTCGTTTAAATATGCATTCATCAATCTTAATAGTAACCATTCGTGGAGTATCACATACTTCCATCGCATAAGAAACACCTGCGGCATCTAACCACGCAAGGAGTTTACCACCAAATAAATTTGAATGAAATCCTAAATCCGATTTTTTAACTGGATGTGTAGTGATTAGCTGCATATTACTTAGTATGTTGAAAAAATTGCTCTGTATGTACCGTAGTTAAGTGATGCTCAGTTAGTTGCTTCATAATCTTCCACGGAATAGTAATTGTATGTGCTCCTGCTTTAAGTGCTTCCTTTACGTGTTGTGATGTACGTACTGAACTAAACATTACCTTCGTATCATACCCATACTCTTTAGTAACATCAACCATTGCTTTAACCAACCCCAATCCATCACCACCTTGGTCTTGAAGTCTTCCGACTAACGGACATACATAGGTCGCACCTGCTTCCATTGCCATATATGCTTGTTGTAATGTATACACTAAATGTAAATTAACTTTAAAATCCAAGTTGGTTAAATAGCTACATGCTTTAACCCCCTCCATTGACATTGGAATTTTATAAACCGTGGTATCACGTGATAGTCCTAATGACTCTTGCCTATATGCTTCATCAATAATCTCCTCGGAAGTTCTACCCAATGCCTCAATTTGTAAGATGGGTACTTTCTTAGATAGTTCTAAAATTGCCGAATCAACATCTACAATTCCTTCACGATGCATGAACGTAGGTGTGGTAGTCAGTCCACTAATAATACCAATACTAAGTGCTTCGTTAATCTCTTCCTTATTAACTGAGTCTAAATATAATTCCATAACTATTTTCTATAATCTTCTAAACTAAAGGTTGTCCCATATAGTTTATGAACATCTCTTTCGTAATTTGTGTATACTAATATTTCAGGGTCATCAACTAAAAAATCACAATCCTTACAATACGATGGGTAATTTCCAGTCGTATGCCCCTCTCTTAATTTATTAAATTCCTCACCATTCCAAACTTCCTCAATGGTGTTCTCTGATGTGTGACCCAACACTGCTTCTTCATCTCTACCAAGTACTTGACAACACGGATGAACTGCCCCGGTCTTTCCATCAAGACCACCTGCACGAATCGTAATCTCAGGTGCGAATGGTCTACCACAAGTCTTTACACCACCTTTTCTTTCGTTTGGATTTTCATAAGCACCACTCCAATTGTGCATCTTCCAAATCTCTGCAAATGTACCTACTTCATCTATAAAGTTTTTTCTATATTGCTCAACCTCATAATCCGATTGGTCGTTATCCAATATTAAATGATACGATGCTATCCTACAAGTGGAGTTAGTTTCTTTTATATACTCAATCGCATCTTTTGCATTTTGTTTGATGTATTCAAATGCATTACGATTCATCCACTTATTATATGTTTCTTTATCATACCCAATTACTGAAATCCGTAACCTATCTAATCCAGCATCAATACAATCCTTCATAAACTGACCACGAAATCTGAATGCATTAGAACATATATCTGCTTTAGCACCATACTTCTTAACGATACGAATATAGTCTGGTAGATTGTTTAGTAAGGTTGCCTCACCACTACCTTCAAGATTGATAACAGTGGCACCTGCGTCTACTGATTGTTTTACCAAATCCTCAAACATACCCAACGGCATCTTTTTCAAAAACCCCTTGTGTCTTCCTGGATTGGTTTGTGGGCACATTTCACAAGAATAGTTACACCCTCCATTGATTTCTATTACTGCTCTTTGTATCTTCATTACAAATCCACATTGTATATAACCTTCAAGAACATATAAGATATCATAAGTCTTTCGTTCAGAGACTCGGTTGTATTCTCAATATCTAATTCGGTCAAACGCTTCCATTGGTTAAAACACCAAGACCTAACCTCTTCAGTTGGTTCTAATTTATATAATTCTAACCCTGCTTCTAATCCACGATTGTTACCACAATAATAATGAATACCACTTCGTGTTTTTTCAATAAACATAAGATTCATAATATCACGATATATCCTCTTTGCATTATCAAAATCACCTTGATGTTTGTATGCCTGTGCAATAGGCCAGGACAAACTCATAATAAATCTCTCAAGCATATCGATTGACCTCATTGGTGGTTTTGTATATTTCTTGGTAAACTCCGACTCAATGTCTTCTCCCAATGTTTTAAACATTTCACCAATAGTAATTACCATATCAGTTTGTCCAGCATCACATAGTGTCCAAAGGCCAGAACATATCGTATGGTAATCAATACCACTTGGATACTCATCGGATACTATGTTATTATACAAGTCAATCGTATAAGTCAACACATCATATGTATCCTGCTTTTTATTTAAATGATTTGGAGTAAATCGATATCTATCAAAAACACCGAAACTACCAGATGCTAATAAGTGTTCTGCCCACTTTAGTGATACTGTTTTAACAACATCATATGTTACATTTGGGTTTGACCTTTCAAAATCCAATAACCAAGCCCCGATGTCATCGAATGTTTTCATATAACCCTCTTCAGGAATCACATCAGGTGTATCGTTTGCTAATTCTATAAAGTAGTTAGTATTTCGATACTCATACATAAGGTCGTTGTGATTATTTGAAGCACCCAACTCCTTGATGGTCTCATAACCACCTAATTTATGTTCATCTGATAATGTATTCCAAAAGTCATCTATATTAAATGTAATCATAGTTAAAATGGTGGTTCTAATAACCACTCTTTTATTTCTTGTTTAACTGAATTGTCTTTTTGTTCTTCCCACGCCAATTGCCATTCGTTATGTAGATAGTCTCTATGATGTGATAGCAAATCATCACCCCTATCGAGGTATGCAATTATACCCTTCATCACAGAATAGGTTCTATCCTTTTCTAACTTACTCCACTTAGAGTTTTCTATAAGATTGTACATCACCAGCACAATTTCCGATGGTGATTTACGACCCCATAGTTTAGTGATGTAATCTTTCTTACTTTCCATTCAACCAAGAGTCCAACTCATTAATCGAAATTAATCCCAAATCATTTACACGATTACTCGACATTTGGTTATACTCATAAAATGGATTGTCGAATGATATAGGCAATGACATTCCCTTACGGATAATACCAATACCCCAATCGGTATCCACAACACACGATTGTAAATCACCACGATGTGTTCTGACCCAATACATAACTTTCCAAGTAGTGCCATTCCACGGCTTATACACACCATTTATTTTATAATCCTCTCGTGCCATATCAATGGTAGGTGGATTACAATCGTGTAATAATATATAACCATTCCAACTTAAATGTTGTAGTGAATTTAAAACATCCTTCATTACCTGAGTGGATATGTGTAGACCATCTATGAAAATAACATCCCATTTATAATCGGGATGTAAATCCAAATCATTATTGTTTAAAAGAGAGAAAAAGTAATCTGATGTTACAGGATACTTAACAGGATTGTCAGTAAACTCAACACCAGGGTCTACACTATCCTTATTCTCACATTCAATCTTATCAAAACAATCCGCAGGATTACATACCCCAATTTCAAGGTATGACTTAAATCCGTTTTCTTTTATTATCTTATTAATTATGTCGTATCTGTACATATTAAAATAAAAAATTATAATCAGTTATATCAGTTGACACTTGAAGTCTAATCCAATCTGAATTGTAGTCTCCAGGTATTTCACAATTTGTTCTAAACACCATTGTACTTGGTAGTGTAATTGGTAAATCACTTCTTATGTGAATCCAATTGCAACTGCCATCAAATACTTGGTATCCGTGTTCTATAAGTAGTTTTGCTAAAGTTAGTTTAGTCGACTTTACTTGATTAATGTAATGTGATACACTATCTTTATTTTTTATAATTGACTGAACCCATCTCATTGATAAGCCTCCAATTTCATACATATCTCTAAACTGAGACACAATTTCTATATTTGAATTTGATGAAATAATAACACCAACCCTAACACCAGCAGAACCCATTGCCTTAGACATCGTTCGTGTTACATATAGGTTAGGGAATCGGTCAATCAATCCAACGGCACTATCAATATCAGAGAATTCAATATAAGCCTCATCTACCAAAGTAGGAACACCACACATTAGTATCTTAATCAAGTCACCTTTTGATATAACATCCCCAATGGGTGATGATGGGTTTGATAATACAACAACACTATCTTTTGTAATACTACGAATCGTGTTCTTTACATCAAACTTTCCAAACTGATATGGTACTTTAGTAGTAGGCATATCCATCATATTTGAATATACATCATACATACCAAAGCACGGTTCTGATAACACAATGTGTTTTTCACGATGTAGTTCAAAGAAATATTTATTACATCTATCACTACCTGCACCTACAATCAAATCCATTGATGGTGATAAGTCGTAGAACTCTTTAAGTTGCGAACGCACCTCATCTACGTTTGGGTAATACCTAACATCGGTATCTTTTATTGATGAAATAAAATCATCAAACACATATCGTTCCCACTCCGTAGTTCGTTCAGCAGAGTGTAGTCTTAACTTATTATGTGATACCGATGGGTTGAACTTTCTCATTTACACACCGAGTTCAGATAGCATTGGTGCTAATTCTTTATACGAACAATTCTTACAATGTGATGTAGGGTTATTTGTATTACACCCACGTTTTACATTTTGGAAATCATCGGACTCACGAATGTCTTCAATACTTGATTCAAATAGATTACCAAAAGAATCCGCACCCGTATTCAAAGCACACATCTTAACATCACCTTCCACTGTGGTATACAATCCTTCATTAACCCAGAAGCAATCTTCGTAATCCCACTCAGACTTGCCTTTGATATTGGAACTCCAATTGTCTTTTAGGTATTGAATTTGTTCTTGAGTATACCCACCTGGCATTGATTCATCTTCAGACCAATTTTGTGCAATATTCAAACGATACTCTACAAGATTATAAGGAACTACAATCTCATCGTAAATAGTTTGGATGTCCGTTACGTTATCTGGATTAACAACATAGTTACAAGTGACTCTACAAGTCTTTCTATCTACATTTTTAAAATCATCCAAGAACGAAATTAATTTACTCCATTTTGCTGGAGACCTATCTCGTTCGTATGATTCCATATATCCATCAATACTGAAATACAACAAGTCAATATAGTTCATACAATTCTCAAACTTGGTTCTCATTTTAGAACCCTCACGGATTGGATATTGACAATTAGTGGCTACAATTAAAAATGCGTCTGGGAATGTTTCCTTGAACATACGACACACCTCATCGAATTGAGGATGTAACATAGGTTCACCCATACCCATCAGTTTAGCTTCTTTAATTGGATGGTGCTTGATACTATCTAACAACTCACCCCACTTAGTTAAAGGCATATGCTGTAAAGCACCAATAACCTCATCCCTATTGCAAAACGAACATTGAAGATTACAATAGTTTGTAGTCTCCAAGTATGCATATGTTATTGGTTTATTCATTACTTATCCTTTTAATATTTTGAGCGAAAGACCGGGTTCGAACCGGCGACCCTCACCTTGGCAAGGTGATGCTCTACCAACTGAGCTACTTTCGCAATATTCAACTTAATAAAATACTTGACTGCGATTGCAGAGGAGGAGGGATTCGAACCCCCGGTACCGTGAAGTACGCTTGATTTCAAGTCAAGTCCATTCGACCACTCTGGCACTCCTCTATTAGAATTACCCTTTTAGTAATTCCTTATCATTGTTATCAAACCCACCATACTCTTCACCAAAGTTATCACGTAGGGTAGATAGTTTATCAGTAGCATCAGTCAATTGTGCTACTAACAAATCAATCTCTTCAGTATGTTGTGGGTGTTCTCCGATTGCAACTGGTGATTCAAAGTAGATAGAGATACGAGCTCGTGCATCCATAATCTCTGCCGTGTACTTTGCCTCCAATGCTTGGAATAGTCTTCTTGAAATCTTACTCATAACTTTTCTTTTTAGTCTTCTATAAATAGTTTACAAAACTTTAATAAACGTAGTTACCCGATTAGGACTCGAACCTAAAATGACTGGACCAAAACCAGTAGTGTTGCCAATTACACCATCGGGCAATGTTGTACTCCGTAGGGGAATCGAACCCCTCTCTCGGCCGTGAAAGGGCCGTGTCCTAACCGATAGACGAACGGAGCAAATAAGAGTAAGCGTTAGGATGCCCGTCCTATTAACAACAACTTAGCTTTACCCCTGCAGAGGTGTGTTGAACTATATAACCTACTCTATTGTGAACCCGACAGGATTCGAACCTGTGACCGTCTGCTTAGAAGGCAGATGCTCTATCCAACTGAGCTACGAGTCCCTTTTAATTAATATTCGTATTCTCCGTTTGCTAATGGTTGGAAACCGCCATACTTTGACCACTCCTCATTGGGAATACCTACCTGAAGTGATGCATCTTCACTTTTAGTACGTGAATCAAAGAACTCATTATCCACATATGCCTCTTCCATAACCAAATCAAATACGGCATCTTCACCATATACCTCGATGTTGTTTTCGTTCTCATAGAATTCATACTCCATAAATACATTGTTTTGAAGATAGTTAACTAACTCTTGTTCAGAGTCACCTTCATATGGGGGTTCACATTTACGAAGTGCTTCTACATTGACCTCAATCGGGTCACTTGCAGATGAGATGGTCCAAGTCTCTACTTTACGGACATAAATCTTTTCAGACATAATTTAATATTTAGATATTTGAATTTTAACTTTCTGAATTAACTCGTTGTCGGTTAAGTGTGGAATCAATTCTTCCAACAACGACTTCATAAAATCTTTTGATTTCTTCTTTGAGATTTGTTGATTGAGGTGTTCTACTTGATACAAGTGGTATGCAATCTCATCAACTGCTTTTAACTTGTTGTAGTACTTATCCAATCTAACATCTAACTCACGACTACGACCTAAGTCAGTAATAGTTGGTAGTGCTTTATGTAGTTCATCCAATCTCCCCTTGAGGTATTGAATCTCTAATAACTTATGCAGTTGGTGTTCATTCATATCTAAACTTTATTCTTAGATACTATCTTAGCACCCATACCTTCGTTAGCCTTGATATGTCTTTCAACCATCTCATCATTACCCTCGTATCTATACTTAGTACCATTATTTAGTTCGATAATGTAAATGTAATCTGCCATATTAGTTCTTTCTTTTAAGTTCAGCAATCATATCAGTAACAAACTCACCTGCATAAACATTACCACCAACGTTCCAATTCTGATTCATTGTGGTCGTGTAATTCACATCGTAAGTTTTCCAATCGTAAATGGTGAATATAGCACCATCTGAATTACGAACGAATACCCACTCTTTTTGTACTTTACCATCACCACTCTCTTTTGAGAATGTTGGTTGGCCAAATGCAAGTGTGAGTTGTTTATAGTTGCAACCAATCATTCGGTCTTTAAGGGAAGTACCACTAATTAATTTTAGTGCATTCTCTTCATTGACAATCTTATCATACTTAGAGGTCTTCATCTTATATCCATTCATAACTTTTATTTTTTATTACTTTACAAATATACAAAATATTTTTGGAATATCAAAATTATAGTGTTAATATTTAGTTAAATACTAAAACTTATTCCATAACTTAACCAACCGATGATGAGTTCTAAATCACCATTGAGTGCTCTTGTGTTTGTTGTCTTTATGTATGGCAATAAATACGCTTGTCCCCATACCGAATGTAATCGCATTTTCATTTATATTTCTTCTATTCGTTTTGTCTTATCACAAATCAGTAAGTCGTAGTTTGGTTTTTCACCAACACTTAGGTCGTGGTGCTTACACCCCCATTGTTCTAATTGGTTCTTTGTAATATCAAACCAATCAATACCAGTGGTGCCTCCTCTGGCAGTATAATATGTAATCGTATGACCTTGGTCGTATAGTTTATTTATTTTATCTATGTTCTCAAAGTGTGGTATTGCTTCTGAGTAATCTGGATTTACATAATCCCGATTCTCGTAAAAGCAAATGGTTTCATCTATATCAACGTATATATTCATTATCCAATAACTTTACATATATTATTTAACATTTCTTCTAATTGATTTAATGGTATAGAACTTGTCCCATCCGATAGTGCATTGGTCGGGTCATCGTGAGTCTCCAAGAACAAACCATCAACCCCAACTGCAACTGCAGCTTTAGATAGTGGTTCTATGAAATGTCTATTAGACCCACTACTTCCACCCGAACACCCCTTTTGGACCGAGTGGGTTGCATCGAAAATAACAGGAGCGTAGTCTCTCATAGTTACAAGGTTTCTCATATCCACAACATAATCACCATACCCAAACGTGTTACCACGTTCAGTAAGAACTACATTATCATTTCCACTCTGAATAACTTTATTGACAGCACGTTCCATATCAACCCCATTTACAAATTGTGCTTTTTTGATATTGACTGGCAACCCAGTCTTAGCTGCAGCAACTAATAGGTCGGTTTGTCTACATAGAAATGCTGGTATTTGTATTAGGTCAATGTAGTCTTTCAATGCATCTGCCTGCCACGGTTCGTGGATGTCGGTAGTAATTGGAATTTTTAATTCGTTACGAATCTTAGTAAATACCTCAATGGCAACATCAATGGAAACTCCTCTATAATTTTCCAATCGTGTCCGATTTGCTTTATCAAAGGATGCTTTAAAGATATATGGTATCCCCAATCTATTAGTGATTTTTTTAATCTCACTCGCCATATGAAATGTGTGTTCTGCACTCTCTATAACACAAGGTCCTGCTATTAGAACAAATGGGGTAGACTTTCCAATGACTATACCATCTTTTATTTTTACTGAATCAATCATCGTATAATTGTTAAAGTTCCATAACAAGCACCAACACTATTACCCTTTTGTAAATCTAATACATAGAAGTAAACACCATCAGCAACATCACCACCATCCCAATCGTTTTGGTAATCATCACTTTCGTAGACTGGAGTGCCCCACCTATTGTAGATTGTTAACTTCTTAACATCGTAAAGGTCGAGGTGATTGATATATAAGATATCATTAAACCCATCCCCATTACGTGTAATAATATTTGGAAGTGATATCTCAGGTGGAGTTGGTTGGAAGCACGTTACGTAATTACTCTCAGAAGTATCAACTCCGTTTGAAGTGACTACTTTAAATGTATTGATTCCAACTGGTAATGAATCGAAGTAACCACAATATGTAGTATCCATAATTGCTAATGGTGTTAGGGTATCCCAATTACCACTTACAATGTCTTTAATCAAGATGTGGTATTTAGCAGAATCCCACCCATTGTAGTTATTCCAATTGAAACATAACGTATCACAATCACCATCAGACTCCAACACAATAGAATGTACATCTCGTGTAGTATCCATATTAAATGAGTTGTAGACCATATACACTTTGTAGTTGTAGATTTGATTATCTACGTTAGTTGCTGAGAAATCATCGAAGAAATATTTCTTTGGATTGTATACACTGCCTACAATACCCCATCCTAAATCTTCTCTAAGGATTTCATATCTTTCGAATTGGTCTTCAAAGAATGAGTTAGTATCAACCGACCATTGGGCTTGTGGGTGGTTGTCATTTACAATGGTCACGTTATCTAACTCCATTACTAAGTCAATACAATCCTCTACATTCAGAACCAATGTATCGAACTCATCCATACCAATACCACATTTGTTGTATAGTGTGTTACCATCATTACCAACCTTAGAGTATAGATAATACTTTCCGTTTACTGCAAGTGGTTTGTTTAGAATGATTGTTAGTGAATCAGTCTCACCATTTACATTACAATTACCTACAATGTTTTTAATTGCCCAAGGTTGTCCATTGGGTGAGGTTAATCTAAAATCCGTTCCATCAGGTGAAATGGTAAAGCAATCCAATTGAATATCAAAGTACATTGTAATTGCAGTATCACCACAATTATAATCTACCGTTGGTAATCCCGTTGCTGTATCAATATAATGACCAGGTGCATCATAATCCAAACCCACCCCATCCATAACGGCAGGAGAACATTGTGCTTCAATCTGAATCATCATATCCCTTGAAGCAGAACCTATCTTATACCAAACACCATAGAGTGAATCGTATCTATATTCTTCTACCAATACTGAAGCAACATCAATCTCTTGCATCGTAGGTAAGAATTGAATCAGACCTGTTGATGGATTAATATTGAAGTAGGTTGATGTGATTGGTTGAGTAGCAGTCCACCCTGCATCGAAGTTTATATCCGTACCTGGATATGCATTCTCTCTACACTTAATCATTGAGAAGTGGATTGAATCTCCATTTGCCTCAATCACGGTCTGCTTCCAATTGAAAGGATTGTTCACACAAAATGCTCGAACTGGCTCCGATACAAAGATTGGTGAAGAGTTCTGACCTTTAGTGTTATTTAATGTAGCATCAAAGTAAAACCCATCAGACCCAAATCCGTTGGATGCATTTATGTTATCGATACCACCAGGTCTACAACATTGATTCCAAGAGAAGTTGAAGTTACTACAATTACCAGGTAGTGTTACCACCCCTTTATATGCGTATATCTCTAAGGTCTTTGTTGTTGATGATGGTACTACACAATCAAATAAGGTTGGTGCTATTCCACCCGAACCTGGTAGTAGTGTTACCACTAAACTTTGTTGAGAATAACACGATGAGTTAATGTACACAGTCTGAGTATTACCCATCGGAATACCTGCTTGGTCTCGATAGATTCTGAGTAACACTTCATATTGTCTCGCTACTCCAGTCGAGTCTCCAATGTATCGGTATTGGATATCACCACCCGATAGGTGAGACCCCATCATTGGTAGGGTCATTAAAACTACTATTAATGTAATTAACTTTTTCATACTACTCCTCTTCACATTCACACGGATTTAATTGGTCTGCCATATCTAATATGGAACTCATACACCATACACAAAATGCAATTGGAAGAATACCAAAGTGACCTTCAACGAAATCATCATCGGTATTCTCTGAATTGCATATACTACAAACTACTTTACTCATTTTATTTTTCGTTATCTCCCCAAAAGAAAGACTTAATAAAGTTGAACCAAAAGACTATTGAATAGATTGGCCATAAGATTAATACAATAAGTCGTTCCTTATTGGTAAGGGGTTCTTTATCATCCATTAACTCAGCAAGTTTGTTGATGAAGAAATCCATAATAATAAGTTGAACTGAACCTATAAGAAAATAATATAATAGAATTTTAAACATAGTGGTTATCATAAATTTCCTCCCAATCTTCTTTGGCAATGATATCTACCTGCTCCATATCGGAGTCCCAATCGATAGGAAAGATATTTGATTTGTGTTGGTGTTCTCCAAACTCAGAAGTAAAGTTGGTATTGTTGTACCACTCTCTTAACATCTCTTCCATACCATAATCTTCTACAACTTCTTCTATGGTATTGTATCCATAGTCTATGTAGTAAGACATCAGTTGTGCATCGGTAGGTTTGAGTAGTTCAGCTTTCCTTACCTTTACCACGGCATAAAATTGTTTCTCGTTTGACATCACTAAATTATTTATTTATTTCTTTGTTTAAGATTTCTTCTTGCCACGGTTGGAGTTTAGGTAAATCATCGGGATTTGGTTCTAAGTCTATCCAACCATCTATTTCATTTAACTCCATAATAAAGTCAACCAACATTTGCTCTTCATCGTCTGGTAAGATGTAGAGTTCTACATTATCTCTATCTGACATTGATTTTTTATTCATAATCAAGTAATTTAAAATCTAATGAATATAATTTTTTAACTATTCTACGACACTCATCATCGTATGGGTCTTCATCTATTGATATGGTTGCATTGGATTTATCAGTAGGTGATAACCACGGAAGTTCTAATCGCCCTTCGGTTTGCTCTGAGTACCACTCACTAAATGATTTCCAATCTTCTTGTAAAGTTTCAAACCGCATTACTGTATCTACTATCAGGTATCTTCTTCTACTATATATCCAATCAGCTTGTGGTATAAAGTGATAGTTACTTTCTAATCCAAATTTATCTGGATTACCAAACCAAGTGGTTAGTTCGGTCTTTATAAACTCCCGAAACTTATCAATCATACCATCCTCACCCTCAGTTTGGTTCTTTAGGTTTAAATGTTTCCAAGCACTCCATATTCTATCGTATGGATTTCTTACAATAGTAAATGCATGATATCTAATTAAGGTGTGTTTGTTGTAGTTAGTCATTTGACATTCGTGTGAATGTTCTAAGTCAACCATCCGAATATGCTCGTGCGTCCCCTCAATATCTAAATCCTTGCTTGATAATAATTCGTGTACTTTTGTAGTAGCACATTTGGGTATTGCAATGAATACCAACCCATACCGATTATATACCATTACTTACATTTACAATTACCACCACAAGGGCATTGGTTCTTCTTGTCTTGGTTATCTAAATAAATTTGATATAGACCTACACCAAATATTGACAACATAATTATCGCGATTATAACTGCTACCATATTACTTACACCATTCTAAGTATCCACGATGATACGCATCTACTCTACTTAATTTAGGATTCTCTTCCATTTCTTTCTTAGCCCATTCCATTACTTCAATCATCATTCCGTGTGCTGATGCTTCAAATAGAATTTCTTCAATCTCTTCTTCGTGTGTCATACTATAATTCCAATTTAATTAGACAAAGGTGCTTTTATACTTGGGTGGGATTCGTACCCATTCAATTTATAATCAAACTCACCATTTAGAATATCTACATTAGAGAACTCAATGGTTGGTAATTCAAATGAACTTCTACTCATTTGTTCGTTCACTGCATCTATGTGGTTATTATAGATATGTATGTCACCAAGATTTCCGATTAACATACCTGGTTGATATCCAGTCTCTTCACATAATAGTAAGAGTAATGTAGCATATGATGCAATGTTGAATGGTAATCCTAAGAATGTATCCACACTTCTCTGATTCCACATTAGGGATAGCTTACCATCAGATACATAACATTGAAATCCATAGTGACACGGTGGTAGAACCATATTGTACATCTCACCCACATTCCAAGCAGATACTATATGTCTACGAGAATCGGGATTATTTTTTAATGCATCGATGAGGTTTTGGATTTGGTCAGTACCATCCCAATCTCTCCATTGTTTACCATAGATAGGACCTAACTCACCCCACTTCTTAGCAAACTCATCATTGGTTTTGATTTCGTTGATAAACTCATCCATTGATAAGATATCAACACCATAAGAATTATCCATTGCATATCTTTCATAATTCTTATAAGCATCGCCATTCCAGATGTTACAACCATTATCAACTAAGTATTTGATATTGGTATCTCCTTTTAAGAACCACTTCAACTCAGTCATCATAGTTTTGACTGCCATCTTCTTTGTGGTTAAGAGTGGGAATCCTTCGGACATATCGTGAATGAACTGACCACCAAATACTGAGAGTGTTCCAGTTCCAGTTCGGTCATCCTTTTGGATACCATAATCTAATACACGTTTGAGTAACGTGTGGTATTGATTGTCTAATGTATTCATCTACTAAATGGTATTATAATAATTCTTCTACTACTTTAATATCTTCGGGGTAATCTACTGAATATGAATCCCCACTTACTTCTATAAGTTTAATTTTGTAACCCAACTCTAAGAACCTAAGTGTTTCAATATCCTCAATTGCTTCAAGTGGTGTTCTACCATTTACTGAAGTGAACCCTTCTAAATGTTCTTTATTGAATCCATATATAGACACATTCTTCATAGGTGTTGAATACGAACCATCTTTTGTTGCTGGGATAGGAGCACGTGATATATACATCATCTCATTATCTAAGTTAGATACAATCTTAGCAAACTTAGGATTAGCACCATCCTCAAATCTATTCATAGGTGCAACACAATTTATGATATGATTTGGGTACTTGAGTTTAGCATCACGTACCTTTACAATATCACTTGGGTTTAGTAATGGTTCATCACCTTGAACATTGATAATCATATCAGCATCGATTTGAGTGGCTGCTTCAGCAACTCTATCCGTGCCAGTCATACAAGTATCGGATGTCATAATTACATTGAACCCATATCCTTCAACCACACTTGCAATATCATAAGTATCAGTAGCAACATATACGTTTTCCTTACCAACTGCCCCTTGAGCAATTTCAGCAACCCTCACTATCATTTCCTTACCCTTGAGTTTAATCAAAGGTTTTCCTGGTAAACGACTTGATTTGAATCGTGCCGGAATGACTACTGCAACTTTTGGTGTCATCTACTATTCCTCTTCTTTTCTAAATATTGTATGTGTTATAATCGCAAGTGTAAGTACACCTGATAATAAAAATCCTATGTCAATGAATGTACTCATTTCTCTACAACTATTTCGTATCCATCTTCGTTGGAGATGAATCCATTTACAATCTTACCATCAAACCCAAACTCCCCCATATCCATTTCACTTGAAATGTATGGGCCACCACTTGGGTCTACCATAGTAATAGTATCATTACCTGCGAAACGGCAATGTCTAAAGTTACCACTCCATTGGATGTTACCTTGCTCGTTTAATTCAAAGGTGAACTCATCACCATATCGGTTAGTATAGTTTTCCATAGTGTTACAATATACAAAATTATTTTGACATTTCCAAATTAGTATTGAAATAAATAACCGAGGGCATCCATTATGTGAGTTCCGTGATTCTCTTTGAAGTTAGAGAACGCAGTCTCAAAGTGTTGACTCTTTGGGGCCTTCACATCAAAACAACCAATACCTGCAAATAAGAAATACTCATACACTGCATGAGGTCCGTGGTTCTTAGCAAGGTGAACGATTTTCTCAGTCGAGAAATTTACTCGGTTCATTCTACCCAACCCCTGTTGTGCTGAATTGGTGATTGACTCACCATCTTCGTTTTCGTTTTGGTATTGTCTGAACCATAATTGAAACCCAAGTGTGTTTATATTCACACCATACACAGCCTTGTTCATAACAACTAAGTAATGTGCTTTTTCATCTGAGCTGTTCAACTTATCTTGATATTCCTCACCATCACCCGAGTTTATCTCTTTCCCAGTTGAGTCGTACTCTTTCCAACCTTCAGCCGTTGCAGTTATCAAAGTGTGGTTTGATGGCATTTTTGATTCTGGTGTATTGAGAAACTCCACGATATCAGTAGGTCGAATTTTTTCACGAGAACCTTGGTCAGTTTGTGCTACAATTAACGCAGTTATCTTTTCTCGTTTTATGTGACCACACCCATACTTCTCATTAAACTCATCCACCTTTGATTGCTCGGAGTCAACTGATGTAAAGATTTTATTGAGTTCAGTTGGCATAATAGTTTTATCACCATAGTCATCGTGACTCCAATCTGCAAGAGTTAGATTTCGATGCCATTTTCTAAATACGATTAGTTCATTAGAGTTAGGTATTTCGTTTGCCATATTCCACTCCGCACCAAACATTAAGTCTTGCATTTCCCGTGTCGGAGTCGCAGTGATTCCGAATGTATGTGCACCTGCTTTATGGAGTTTCATAAATTTGTTGTAGTATGCAGATTTTGCAGTTGGTGGGTACTTATGACCATTGTTTTGTTTTGCAAGTTCCCAACTACTTAACATACCATAACTTGCCTCATCGCGAGTAATCAATGTATTATACTCACCAACGATTTCAGTTGCAAGTCGTATGTACTCTTCATTATGAAAGTATTGGTCAGACATTACAATCGTAACATTCTCCCCATTTGCTAAATCACTTTTAACACGAGTCCAATTTATACCACCAGGTAAGTCACTATGATATAGTGTTGGTCGTTGTTCGTTCTTTTCATATTCTGCAAGTTTGTTGACATACTTTCGTATCTCATCATATCCCTGTGAATCCCTCATTGGAGATAGTGCAATATGAACTCGACCACCTTGACTAAAATGATATGGTGCTGCCTCGACAAACAATCCATACGTTTTACCAAACCCAGTTGCACCTTGTAGACAATTTACCAAACCATTACCATATGCTTTTTTGAATGGGTTGATAAAATACTTTCTACGAATACTCCTTCTTAATTCTTGATACGCATCGGAACTGAATATCTCAACTAAGAATTCTACAATCTCTGAAAAGGTTTGTGGGTTTTGGGTTATGTTACCTCTACCCTTGGTTTTGTGGTCTCCCATAAAATGTGTTTTTCGTTCGTGGCAATTTGAACATATGGTTTGTAAATTTGAGATATCATTATTAGATGTGTCACCATCTATATGGTCAACGTGTAATTCTGAATGATGGTATTTATCCTGCTTACACACTCCATATGGTGGGTCACCAATAGTATTCTCACAATAATCTTTCTTAGTATAACTCATATCTCTTAATCTTACTTTACTAAAGTACGGAATTATTTTGACATTTCCAAATTATTTCTTCGGAATCCAATTGGTGGTTTCTCTTCACCTACTAATTCAACCTTACGATTTCTAATAAACATAGTAGTAGCTTGTAGAGTCTCGACATCAGTCTCAGTCTTTACCCATTCCATAAACCACTTTGTTAACAATTTCTTCTTTAACTTGTTCATAACTTTTTATTTTAGATTACTCTAATTCCGTGCTTTTTAATTTCAGACATAGAAAGGTCTGCGTATAAACGAGGGTCTTTTGTTTTACCTACTGTGTAATAGTTCTTCTCCAACTTGGGAAGTAAACATTCTAATACCGAGTTGGATGTCATCTTCCAACATTCAGCAATTCCACTTGAATCAAAACGTGCAATATAATGATTTGGGTATTTACCAATCTTTTCATTTTTCAAATAACTCAACTGAAGTTCCCAAGTGGGTTGAATTGAAATACCACTATACTTTGCCTTGATACTCTTACCAATCGTAGACTTGTATTCACATTCACCATCCTCATCAATGCCATCCGCACCACTCAATGTTTCTGATATACTATGACCTAATTCAACGGCCATTAGAATTTCCCTACTTCGCGCGTATGAGAATGGGTCACCCCACCCACCTTCAGAACAAGCCTCCATCATAAGAGACCACCCTTGTTTGAATTTTTCAGCAGTTGTCATAACTTTTTATTTTAGATATAAAGGACCATAAGGAGTATAAGCAGCAGTACCTTGAATGACATTACCTCTTGGATGTTTTGCAGCAACAGACCACCCAGCAGGTTTCATCAAGTCACCCTTTTGTAATTGGATTCCTTTATGAACGAATGGGATACGAGCAATGAACCCCCATACCGAACTACCTACGATAACCTTATAGAACTTATTCCCTTTGTTGATTTTGATTTCGGGAACTGAAACGTGATTATACTGATTGTAGTGTTCAGTCAATTGGTTAACTAACTGAGTCTCAAACTCTTGAATCGAATTTACTGGTTTAGTGTTTTGAAATACTGACATAACTTATTATTTTACAAACTTAATATTGTGTTCAACTGGTTCACCGACTGTCTCCCACATCGTACCTTTCATAGCACGAGCAAACATTTCTTCCATTTCCTTTTGTTGTTGTAAGTGTCTCTCACGGAAGTACTTGTATCTCTCATCCAACATCTTCATACGAGTCTCGGCAGTGATACCTGGATAATTGTACATCTTGTTCAATGTCTTCGTGTGTGGTTTCTTACCTTGTGCCAATCTCACGGCAACTTTGTCAACTAAAATCTGAAATGGTGTCATAACTTTTATCTCTCTCATTATTACCTTACTAATATAGTGATAATTGATGGTATCACCAAACTTATAATGTTAAGAAATTGTTAAACTTTATTTACCAAATGAAGACCTAACTCACGATTGAGAGCCCGTGTCTCGGCAGTGTCTAACATATGGGTCGGGAGAATATAAGACTCATATCGTGAGTCAGTTCTAGCGATGTGAAGTTTACCTATTGTATAAAGGTACTTGTGGTCGAAGTAATGATTCTTCTCACCCTCACGATTTATCTTATTTTCGTTAGCGATATCTCGGATGGCCATTTGGTTAACTGATAGTGGTGTTTTCATCTCTCTCATTATTACATAGTAAATATAAGGAGAAATGTCGGAATCACCAAACTTATAATGTTAAATAATTGTTAAGGTTTGAATTTCTTTCGGATGGATAATATGATATGAATGATACCATATCCCAATAGAGTGAACGACATCATCATACCAAGACCTCGGATGATGCAGTCAATGATATACCTAATCAAAAGGCATCTCCCCACGAGGCAAAGACATTTACCT